CTCATCGTATGTGCAGTCTTCGCACTTACTCATGCTCTCCACCTGCACCCCGGCCTAGTCCACCGAAATACTGTGGCCTACGCTTGGCTGTCTCGAATACACCTGCTGTGATAAACACGCCAGCTATTAGTAGTGCATGGATAGCGGCACTGATACCAAAGGCAACAACGCTACCCAGATACATACTGAATATGATGCACCACATCCATGCCAACACTTGCATAATCATGTGCCGTGTATTCATGTCAGGTATGTTACGCAGTGGGTTGTGTCTGCTGTCCATGATTAGTTTGTATAAATTAGTCATTGTCATTCTCCTGCATAAACGCATCAAGGCTGTCTGCTTTTGCTACTTCGGTGTAATGATGAAACATCTCATCATATGCAAAGCGCAATAGTGTTTCCATATCCCAATCATCTACACATTTCACGCAAGCATTTTGTATTTGTTCATCTGTATATTTAGTCATCTGTTTTCTCCTTACGCTTTATCTCATTGTTACAAACATAACATACCAGCTTGTGTGCATACAGCAACCATTCTACAGGTATGTACATCACATTTTTGCAATGCTCACAGGTATGTTTAGTCATAGATTTTGCTTCCATCATTCTTCTCTGTCAATATCCAACTGTACTCACAATTAGTCTGCCAATTATCATTAATCCATTCACACTCGTAGGCTGTACAGACAAATTCACCTGTATCTTCATCTACCCAAGCGTTCATGTCAAACATTCTGTTACCTATCTGTATGCCATACCAATCTTCATCACAGCAATTTGCCATGTCTTGAAGAATAACTGCGTCATAGTAGGCTGTAAGATATCCTCTCTCATATCCTGTCAGTGCTAGATTTTTAGTCATCTGTTATCTCCCGTACATTTTCCAACGTCCAATCGTGTCCATCATCGACTTGAACCCACTCACTCATGTCATCTGTTTCCTTCGCTATAGCCCAAGCTGTATCCTCATCGGCTGCTTCAACAATTAGTCCATAGCCCACATCCATTGTGGCAGTTACTTTGTATTTAGGCATCTTCATTCTCCTTGTTTGGGTAAATTATTTCAATCCATACGCCACAATCTTCGTTGGGGCAATCGTAGTTAGAACCCATAGAAAGTTCACCGTCACTATCCTCTAACATATCATAGTCACCTCTCCAAATAAGTTCTGTGTTACATATTGGACATTTCATCTGTCTCTCCATCCTATGTATAGCATTATAAATATACCTGTCAGGTATGTCAACAATAGTCCTATGTTAAATATCTCTGCACCTGTCATCATCATTCTCCTCATCAACCAAAAAATGCACGACAAAAAGACCTTCTTCGTCTCTGCCGTATTCTGCATATATTTTGTTTTTCTCTATAAAACTTGTTACGAGTTGCTCAACTTTAGAGCGAGGCAGTATTTTATATTCACTCATCATATGTATCCTTTACAAATAGTTCATGTGGTATTCTATCCCACTCATTCCGACTCATGCGGAACTTGATAAGTTCAATGGGTATACAAACTCGCACCCACTTTCTACCTACCACAGCCCACACAAGTCGAGTGCCACAACGAGGCCACTTCACATTGTACAAGTCTACCCTGTACAGCTTGGCCTTAGACCATGTAGCTTCCACAGGTCTGGGTGTACTAGTCATAGTCAAACTCCCACCTTTTCTGTGCCAGCTTTACAGCTTCGTTATGTACAAATTCCATATACTTTTCAACATCTTCTGCTGGCACAAGAGGGTTGTCCTTTAATATCTGGACATACGCCTCATCATACAAGCGTTCCATGATTTCATCATTTTGCGCATTGCTCATCAATCATACTCCTTCACATAGTCAAACTCAATGCGTGTGTCTGGGTGCATAGCTTGTGTCATGTCCAGTGCATACTCTACAGCATTTTCCCAGCCAGCTTCTTTTAGTGTGGCAGGGTGGACGTTTACACGCCCACGCTCTGCACCGATTGTTACTCCGACTTCCCAATACATTTAAGCCACCTTTTTTGCTTTGCCACGGCCTTGTCTAGCAAGGTCACGAAGATTGTTGATAGTTACACTGCCAATCTCTACAGTCACAGGCTTGTCTGTGTTCTTTCTACGTACAGCCTTGCCCAATTCCTTGTGCATAGCGTCCAAGAAGATACCAGCAATAGCCTCTGTTGTGTACTGTAAGTAACCACCACAGTCAGCCTTTGCTTCACGAGCATACTTGAGCATGATGTTGTAGAAGTTGTAACGGCCTAGCTTCACGCCATGATACTGCTGATACAGTGCCTCTACCTTAGACAGCTTACGCTCTATCTCCGGTGATGCAAGCACCTGTCCTGTCATACCTGTTGAACGCTGGTGAAATGTGATTGTTTGAATAGTCATAGTAATATCTCCTTTACTGTGTTAGTCCAACATTGGACTTGTTAGGGTTGCTTCTAATTGCCCACATACTAGGGCCGTTTGGCCCTTTACCTGCTGTGACAACGTAGGCATCTGTCACAGGTATCTCATCCTTTGCAGTCACAAAGCTGTCATACTTGTATGGATTGTATGTCACCTTCTCTGCACCTTTGAAAATGGTAGCAACACCATTATTCAAGCTGATACGGCCTGTCACAAAGGCATGTACATTCTTTTTGCCCTCTCGCAGAACACGCTGTCTGCCACCTTGCCGGACAACAAACTTGGCATCAGCTATGGTGAAGCCTCTCATGTGTGTAACCACACGGCCTGTCTTGCAGTCCTGCACTGAATAGCACTTCTTGTGCAAGTTCCAATATACACGCACTCTCTGTGTGTAGCCGTCCTTATCCCATGTAAGTCTGTTCATAATACATTCTCCACTAAATATTTAGCCAATTCTCTTGCAGTCAGGTAGCCTACAGGCTCTTCCTGTCCATCAATCCATACTTCACAGGTCTTACCTTTCTCGCCCATGATACCATCACCCTGCACAATAGACACCTGTCTACCGTCCTTTGTGACCAATAAAATCTGATTGTATTCACGCATACCATCTCTCCTGTGTTTCACGCTTTGCCTGTCGCATTACTTTGCGAGTACGCTTCCAATCATCACGCTTTGCTTTGCGTGGCTTAGTCTTTAGTGACTTCATCTTTTCTAGCTTTATCTGCATTGTACTTGTCCTTTTTGCGATTGTACTTTTTCTTGTTAGGCACAGTCTGTGTAGCAGTCCTGCGTCTGTTCTGTGCCATGATACGAGCTACAGGATTTATACGTCTAATCATGTGTCAACTCCTTAGTCCAACATTGGACTTGTCTAGTATACCTAAGTGATAAAACACTTTCATTAAACATTCAAGTGTTTTTTCACATAAGGTATACATAAGAGGTTTAGCAGTCAATTACGAATCCTGACGTATCAGCTTTGGCTTTTTTGCCTTTGGCAATCAGACCAACAATAACACCTTTGGGGTCGAGAAAGCGCAAGTCGTCTTTGTCACCATCTACCACAGGCAAGCCCTTGAATGTTTCAGGTAGCTTGTCACGGAATACGACTGCGGCATTGACACCTGTATCTCGCACAGCTTGCAACACCTGCTCTGCATAGTCAGGGTCAGCTTCACTGTAAGACAATGTGAGGTGATAATTGGCTGGCAGTTTGGCATAGGCACGTTTGACAATTTTTGTGTAGTCATAAAACTGCACCTCTGGAAACTGCTCCATGATACCTGTTTTCTCATACTGAATATCACTAGTGCCATTCAGTCTAACGCATGGCTGGATGCCATTCTTGCGCTGTCTACGACTAAACACAGTGATGTCGTTGATGAGTGCATCCATGAAACCAATACGGTCTGACAGATAGAACATAGTCTTACGTTCCCTGCCACGCTGTACAGACTGCATCTGACCACGCCCTGCACCTTTGAGGCATGGCTCTGCACAGCCAGCCTTGTCAGCCATAGCACACAGATTATGCACCTTGCCACGGTACACAGTCTTGTATGGTTGCATGTACTTGATGGCTGTAACATACTCAGAGCCATCACCTTTGATTGTTTTGGCATTGTTGCCAGTGCCGATAAGATTGTAGGTCATGATTATATCTCCCATGCGTCATCTAACCAACGCTGTGCGGTTGCCTCATCTGGACAGCCCACAGCCATTACACTTGCCACAGCACGTGCCTCTTCTAGAGCATCACGCTCGGCATCTTCCTCAGCCCATTGCTCCAGCTTGAGAATTTCCTCACCCAATTGCTCGATAGTCCAATCATAAGCAAAACCTAATGACGGACGAATACCATGATACGCCTTGAACGCATCACTGTAAGCCTGACACATATCTTCATAGGTAGCAATTCTCATGTTTAACTCCGTTAATGTTAGTCCAATGTTGGACTTAGTTAAGTGTTGTATAAGTAATATATACTTTCACTAAAGTATCAGTATATATTACGTTACACACTAAAGTAAACCCTTGTCGAGCAACTCCTGTTTCAGCACAAGCAAGGCTTGCATCTGTGCTTCACGCTTCAGCCTAGCGTCATAGTCACGCTTAGCGGCTTCAGCCTGACCTGTAACGTAACAACGGAACTCAGGCCGTGTCTCAGGCATCAGACCTCGACCATAAGCATGGTCAAAAGACTGCCAGCTTGAGCCTAAAGGCTTGTGCTTGCCCATCGGTATGTATTGTTTACGTGCCATTATTTCACCTCATCACTCAAATGTATTCCATACATTAGCCCTGCAAAACCGCAAAGCATACCTATCACAGAGCCTTCCGGCTCACCTGTTACAGCGAATATCAACGATAAGCAAATTAGGCTAATGCCTAAGCCAAAGGTGATGCAAGCTAACAGGATTTTTAATACTTGTATTAACATTTTGATTACTCCCAAAAGGTGACTGTAGCTTATGCTACAGCCTTTTGATTTGTGTTGTCAACTTCTGATTGCAGAAGTTCTAATACTTTATCAACAGCAATGTGATGCTTCCCACACTGTTCCATAACCATGATAACAATGTCAAGTTCATTGACTGACTGCTCTTGAGTCTCTGACTCAGTTGGTCCAACATTGGACTCTGTATCAGCCTCTGGCTGTTCATCAGCTTTAGCTGACTTATCAGCTTTCCGCATAGCTGACTGTAAAGCAGTCAGTGATGTGAAGCCTTTCTTTGAGGCTTGGATGAAGCTACGGCAAGCTGTTTCGTTTTCAACAAACCACAGAGCTTCGCTTCTGCGGCGTTTGTCGATGGAATGAATGTGGCACTCCTTCAGTCTAGCTGAAGAGATACGGCCAGCATCGCTTTCAGCCTTTAGCTTTAGCATCAGCTTTCCAAGCCGTGTGTCAAAGCCATCAGCCTTTGTAGCTTTGGTAAACCTCTTCTTATCTGCAGAGCAGATGTTTTTCCACAATCCAGCAAGGGCTTCGCCTTCAGCTTCCAGAGTGTTGACAACAGCGATTGCAGTGGTTTTTTGGTTGGTCATTTTACTTCTCCTCATTTGAAGTGTTACTAATAAAAAATATCTCTCTCACCCTAAAGGGAGAGATATTATTTTATGTAACACGTAACAAATGAGAGAGTATTTGGGGTCGGCTTTCCGTGATGCGTCATGATGTGATGTGCCATCCTCTGCGCTTGCCGTTTCGTGGGTGACTGCAAAAATATATTTCATATATATTTTGAAGTTGGTGCGTGAAACTCGCATGTCACATGACGAGGCCAGTTTTGCTGTAGCGGAACAGATGGGGAACAGCTCTGCTGTTACAGGTAGTCCAACATTGGACCTGACCATCACCGAAGGTGGGTGGTGTTTTGTGCATCGGCATTGCAAAGCAATGGTGATTCAGAAACCCTGACCATCACATCATTCCTTCAGAATGGCAACTGATAACATAACAGTTGGCACAACTGAGGTGAAACACAGCATCTATTACATCTTAGGATGTAGAGACACATCATCTAGTGGCTGACTGCCGCTGACTGCGCATCATATGCCTTGCTTCACGCATCATGCGCACGGTCAGAGAGGCCACCGGGCATGCGCCACCCCCCGGTGCGCTAGTTATATGTACATACAAATACACAGATTAGGTAAATTCACTGTTAACCACAGGAGCAACTGACACTATTTATATTGCCTAGTATATAGGCAGATACATATATTGTGCCTATTTTTTGTGCAGTTCTATAATTAATGTAAATTATTTTGAGTCGCATTGCATTTTAGGGGTTGACACTTATCTGCATATCTGGTATAATTATACTATAACTAAATAACACTTAAAGTGTTACACTTAACTGTCTTATAACTTATCTATATTTATCACTTACAATGTGACACTATAAGTGTAAGTAGTTAAGTATCCCTATACGTAATTAAATACGTGTTTTAGGATTTTTCCCTTGACAAAATCTAAAAAATCAGTAAAACTATACACAGACAATGTACTTGATGCATTCTATGAAGCTATACGTACCAACTCATTAGACCGCTTACATATCCCTCACAGTGATGTCTTTTACGTGCGTCAGGCAGTAGAAGCACACTATGGGCGTTCATTTACATTAAAGAATGTAGAAGATGCCATGAGAGCAGAGGGGTGGAAAGAACCAAAGGAACAATGAGTTTTACAGCAGTAATAATTGCATGTCATGTAGCTAGTGCTGACATGTGTATGCAAATCACAGATAATCGTGGACCCTATGATACAGCAGAACGCTGTGAAGTACGCATAGAGGAAATGATAAAAGACTTAATCAATGTGTGGACAGTGTATGAAACTCCTATGCTATTTAAGTGGACAGGATGTTTTGACCCAACTGAACAATACAAAAAAGGTACATCTACTTAATGCCACGCAAGCCTAGCAAAATGCCTAAACGAAATAAGAAGAACTTCCGACCTACAAAGTCGGGAGCAGGTATGACTGCAGCAGGTGTAGCTAAATATAGAAAACTAAATCCCGGTAGTAAACTAAAGACTGCTGTTACCGGGAAAGTTAAGAAAGGCAGTAAGGATGCCAAAAGACGTAAATCATTTTGTGCTAGGTCTGCTGGTCAAATGAAAAAATTTCCCAAAGCTGCTAAAAATCCAAACAGCCGTTTGAGACAAGCACGTAGACGTTGGAAGTGTTAAGAGGATTATACGATGTCATTCACAGCAATAAGACAAGCATTAAAGACTGCTAAAAAAATAAAAAAGACTATTGATTCTGAGTTAAAGGAAGGTTTAATACCTACGCCTAAAGAGGCCAAGGGTAAGAATGTTCAGAATACAACTCAGGCAAAAGCACGGTCTAAGAAATTAGGTACAGACATTAAAGAAATGGAAGGCATTCTAAAAGGTCCAGACTCTAAAGCTGCTACCCAGAAAGGTCTTCGCTTTGCTAAGAAGTATGAAGTTCAAGAAGGTGCAGCACTTGACGCAGAGACAGGTCGTAGTGTATCAGCAGCACGTGATGTAGAGTCAGGTCGTGCAGGTAAAGTTACTCGTGGTAAGTTTTCTGTAACTAACTTTATTAAAGACCAGATGGCTATGTCACCGGGTATGCAATCTCGTAGAAAAACAAATGATGCTTTTCAACGTGCAATTAATAAAGCTGAAACAAAAGCTGAAAAAGATAAACTTCGTGCTGCTTTAGAAAAAATTCGTGAGCGTAGGGAAAAGGTAGATGTTGCTGCAGAGGGTAGACGTAGAAGCAATATTAGCAAAGGCGTTAGAGAAGCTGCTAGAAAACCTAAAGAAGTAGATAATTATGATGTAGCTAATAAGGCTCTTATAGGTGAACCCGGTAAACCACAAACTGGCGGTGAACTAGTCCCTGAATTTTTTAAACTAACCGAAAATCAACAGGTTTCATTATTACGTGGAGCAGAGGCTAGATTAACTCCAGCAAAATATAGACAACTTCTTGCAAAAGCAGAAGAGAAACGCCTTAGAGATAGAGGTGGTAATATTGGAACAGGTGAAACTGCTTTAGGCGCACGTAAAGGAACACGTTTAGGGCGTGTACGTGGTGAAGAAGAACAAGTAAAAGGAATGATTAGTGGCACTAGACGTGACGGTGTTACTAAACTACGTCCTGAAAATGAAGATACTCTTAGACGTAGAACAAGACGTAATAAAGGTGGTGCAGTTAAGAAGAAAGCCATAGGTGCTACAGACTATCGTATGAACAAGGGTGGGCTATTGCTTTCATCTATAGATAATAGGAAGAAAAGATAATGGCTGTTAAAGGTGCAACATCAAAGCGTGAGGCTATGGACCAAGCTGTGGCAAACATGAATATGCCAAAGCTGGTAGAACTTATTAAAGACCCCAAGCAACCTGCAGCACTAAAGGCTGCTGCACGTAGAAAGCTAAAGCGTCAGTCTGAAGCAGATAAGACCCCCGGCCCTCGTATGGCAAAAGGTGGAGATGCTAAGAAAGTACCTGTGATTACTATTGGTGTAGGTATGGCTGAGTTTAAAAAAGGTAAAGGCCCAGCTAAGATGATGAAAGGTGGCATGGCTAATGGTAAGCCACACATGTATCTGTCTAGTGGTGGTGTGGTAGATAATGCTGGTCTACGTGCATTGAAAGCTAGTGGCCCAAAAGGTTTGGAAGCATACAATAAGATTACAGGAAAGTAATGGCTCCCAGAGTACCAAGAAAAAAAGGTCAGCCAGCTAAAAGTAAAAAGCATAGTGACCTGTACACAGACGAAGACCCAAAGGGTACAATCAAGGGTCTGAAGTTTGCTACTGTAAAAGATGCACAGGCATCTGTGCGTAAGATAAAAGCATCTAGCAGAAGTCACAATCACAAAACACAGGCTGCTATAGCTATGGAGCAAAGGGCTAGAGTTGCAGGTAAGATAGCAGCAGCGAATGTATACAGACGTTTTATAGAAGCGCAAAAGAAGAAGACACGTGCATCCCGTAGAAGCTGATATTCGTAAGTGGTCGCACGACTTTCTTGAAGTTCCAAATAAGATGCTAAACGGATTACCACCATGTCCGTACGCAAAACAAGCATGGCTTCAAGACCAAGTTAAGTTTAGTATCAATACTGGGTTAGACGGTCTTACAAAAGAAGTTGCTGACTTTGATAATCACAAGTATGATATAGTTATTTGGGCATCTGAATACTTGCTCGATATGGAATATCTTGATGGGTGGTGTGATGGTGTAAATGAAGCCATGTCTATTGCTGGTCAAGATATGCACCTGATGGTGTTTCATCCAGACTATGACGCAAAAGAAGCAGGTCTGGAATTTTTAGTTGAAGATGATGTAACAGACGATGAGTTAGTTTATTGCATGGTCTTTGTACAGAAGTTATCATTACTTGATGATGCTTCACTTAGTTTGGAAAAGTCTGGATACTACCAGCACTTTCCTAAAGATACATATGAGTCACTGGTAGTTGACAGAAGGAGACTGAGAGATGCCCGGACATAAAATGAAAGCAGCTAAAAAGAAAATGCGTGGCGGCGGCATGATGAAAAAGAAAATGCGTGGCGGTGGCATGGCTAAGATGGCGCAAAAGAAAATGATGCGTGGTGGAATGGCTAAGAAAAAAATGATGCGTGGTGGCGCAGTTAAGAAGAAGTAATGGCTAAATTCTACAGCACAGAAAAACTAGAAAAGAAAAGACCAAAGCGCAGACCCGGAGTACACAAAAAGAATGTTAATAAACGTAACAAAACTAAAACGTACTTTGGTTAGATACCTTGGATTGGCTTTGCTCAATATGGGCAAGCCTTTCACTTCTATAGGCAACTGGTTTTGGCGTAAGCATAGAACTGTGTTAGATTGGAATGATTGATGCCTGTACTTGCTTCTGGTTCAAAGTTTGTAACAAACATTACAAATCTTACAACTACCAATGATACAGACTGTTATGTTGTACCTGCTAACTTTTCTACGCATGTAGAACATTTTATGATAGCTAATAATCATAGTGGTGCAGTTACTTTTACTTTAAAGTTTTTTGAAGCTAGTACATCAACTACGCATACTTTATTTTCCGCACACTCCTTAGCTACAATAAGTAGTCAATCTATATTTACTACAGAAAAACCTTTGTATATACATGCAGGAGATAAGTTAATAGTTGCTGCAGGAACTGCTAACAAACTTATAGTTACTGCTGCTGTTGAAGAATTTTTTGACCCAACACAGGGATAATAAACATGGCTCCTAAAGCACCAAAGAAACCTAAAAAGAAAAGCACCGTAAATAAATCAGGTAATTATACAAAACCTGCTTTAAGGAAGCGTATATTTAATCGTATTATGGCTGGCTCAAAGGGCGGTAAGCCGGGTCAGTGGTCAGCAAGAAAAGCTCAGTTGCTTGCGGTTGCCTACAAAAAAGCTGGTGGCGGATATAAAACCAAAAAGGCTTAACCCGTAAATGGCTGCAAAACTAAATGAGAATACTGAAGTTGCATTACCGCTTCGCAACATTATAAGTATGGTTGCTGCAGCATCACTTGCAACGTGGGCATACTTTGGTATTATAGAACGTCTTAATACTATAGAGACTAACATCGCTATGATGAAGTCTAATGTAGACCACAACACAGAGTTCAGAATAAAGTGGCCGAGAGGAGAGATGGGGAGCCTCCCTATGGACTCTGAGCAGTACATGCTAATAGAGCATTTATCTGACCAATTAGAAAAGTTAGCAGCGCAGATAGATGAAGGTCGTGCGCCTCATGACCAACAACAAAAACTAACACTAGAGTTTTATGAAAAGCGTATTAGTGCTATAGAAGCCCGTCTTGAGAAAATGACAAATGGTCACTGAAACAATAACATTAATATTATATCTTTCAGGGCATGTTGCAGAACATACGCCATTTGAGCAAATATCTAAATGCTTAAAAGCAAAACGTACAATAGAAAGAAACTTGTATAAAGATACAGGAACCGTGCGATACTCATGTGAAAATAAAACAGTTGAAATAGACAAAGGACCAGACGGTAAAACTTATATCGTAAAAATTGTGGAGTAGAAAATGATAGCAGAATTAGTTGCAGCTAACGCAGCGTTTACCGCTATCAAAACAGCTATTCAAAATGGAAGACAGATTGCTGATGTTGCTTCACAAGTAGGTAAGTATGTAAATGCTACAGAAGACCTACGCAGAAAAGGTGAAAAAAAGAAACGTGCAGGTGGTGCAGACTTACAAGAGTTTATACATCTTGAAAAACTTAGGCAGCAAGAAGAAGAACTAAAACAGCTTATGATATACACGGGTAGACCCGGACTATGGCACGATTGGATAAAGTTTCAAGCACAGGCACGTAAAGATAGATTAGCTGCAGCAGAAGCACGTAAACGTAAAATAGAACAGTGGATTGAAATAGCTATTATAGTTCTTGTTTGTGTGGTGGGAACGGTGGGGTTAGCTGCATTAGTCGCTTGGGCGTTTTATTTGAAAGGTATATAATGGCACTTAAAGGACCACAGAAAAGTTTAAAAGATTGGGGTAAGCAAAAGTGGAGAACCAAAAGTGGGAAACCATCGAGTGAAACTGGTGAACGGTATTTACCGACAGCAGCTATCAAGGCGTTATCACCGCAAGAGTACGCTGCAACAACCCGTGCTAAAAGAAAAGGAACTCGTGCTGGTAAGCAGTTCGTCCGACAGCCTAAAGCGATATCAAAGAAAACCGCTAAATTTAGAAGAGGTGCATGATGCTGGCAGCATTGATAGGACCGATAAGTAATATTGCTTCTACGTGGCTTGAGGGCAAAGTAGAAGAGAAGAAAGCACAGTCAGCTACTAAAGTAGCAAAGGCTCAAGCAGAAGCTGTAGTGATGCAGAAAAAAGCTACAGGTGAAATTGATTGGGATTTAGAAATGGCCCGTGCTTCGTCCTCAAGTTGGAAAGACGAGTGGCTGGTAATTTTGTTTAGCATTCCCTTAATATTAGCTTTCATACCCGGCATGGAAGGTGTAGTACAAAATGGATTTGAACAACTCAACAAGATGCCTGAATGGTATCAATATTCCTTGGGAGTTATCGTTGCCGCTTCTTTTGGAGTTCGTAGCGCAACTAAATTCTTCGGTAAAAAATAATGGTTGATTGGTGGAAAAGATGGCTGCAATTTAATGTTACAGCCAAGCTAACTATGATTGCTTCTGTTGCAATGTCATGGCGTTGTGCAGAATGGTTTATGAATCTGGAAGACCCTACAACACAACAGTCAGCGTTCGTATCTGTTATAATGGGTGTCATGACAGGTGTGTATGGCATATACTTAGGAAGAGAATCCAGAGGCGGTAAATGAAATATATTCGTACACATTTAATTAAACAACTTGTTCAGAGTGAGGGTTTGCGTCTTCAGGTCTATCAGGATACACTTGGTATTGACACAATAGGTGTGGGCAGAAATCTTGAAGACAGAGGTATTACCAAAGAAGAACTTGACGCTTTAGACTTTCCGAACATAGAAGCAGTGTATGAGCATGGTATCACTGAAGCTGACGCTGCATATCTATTAGAAAATGACGTGCAGATAGTCGAGGAAGAACTGTTGAAAGCGCACCCTTGCGTGGCAGATTTAGACGCTGTACGTCAACTTGTACTGGTAGACATGGCATTTAATATGGGTGTGCCAAGATTGTGTAAGTTTAAAAAAATGTGGGCTGCTGTATATGAAGGAGACTTTCCTACTGCATCACGTGAGATGTTAGACAGTCGCTGGGCTGTGCAGGTAAAAGGACGCAGCCATAAGTTAGCACATGCTATGCATCATGGAGAACTAAAGTAGTGGCTAGAGAACTAAACGAAAGACAACAGAAGTTTCTGGAAGTCCTCTTTGAAGAGGCTGGCGGTGACGTAGTTGCCGCTAAGAAACTGGCAGGGTATTCAGAGTCTACTGCTACAACTGCAATTGTAAAAGGTCTTAAGGAAGAGATACTGGAAGCAACGCAGATGTATATGGCTCGTAATGCACCTAAAGCTGCTATGGCTATGACAGGCGCATTGTATGACCCAACTGAACTTGGTATTCGTGATAAGATGTCAGCAGCTAAAGAACTGCTAGACCGTACAGGTTTGATTAAAACGGAGAAGGTACAAGTGGAAGCTGCAGGTGGTGTTATGCTTATGCCAGCTAAAGCACCAGTAAGTGACGATGAGTAGAACAGCAGGGCGGTGGAAGTTACCACAGCCAACAGATATTAAAGAAGAAAACGAATGGGTACAGATACCACGTATTGCACGTACTGTACCGTTTGGTTACAAGCAAAATGAAGAAGACCCCGACATTCTTGACCCCATTCCAACTGAGTTGGATTTGCTTGAAAAGGCCAGAGCGTATACAAATCAATACAGCTATCGTGAGGTAGCTAACTGGCTTAGTACAAATAGCGGTAGATACATATCGCATGTAGGATTAAGAAAGCGGTTACAACATGAGCGACAGCGTAAGAACCAAGCTGCAAGCCTCCGCAAGTGGGCAGAGTATGCGGAAAAGGCAATCTCCAAAGCGAAAAAAATTGAAGCCCAAAGAACAGGCGCAACAGCTAACAGTTGATATACAAGAGGTTGATAAAGAGTTTGTTAGTATAGAAGAAACTGCTAACGTACTGTTTAAACCAAACCCCGGTCCTCAAACTGAATTTCTTGCAGCAAGTGAACGTGAGGTTCTTTATGGCGGTTCAGCAGGTGGTGGTAAATCATATGCCATGCTTGCAGACCCACTTCGCTACATGGGGCATCCACAGTTTAGTGGTCTGCTGCTCCGACACACTACGGAAGAGTTACGTGAACTTATATTTAAATCACAGGAACTCTATCCTAAAATCTGGCCCGGAATAAAGTGGTCAGAAAGAAAGATGCAGTGGACTGCGCCATCTGGTGCGAGGTTGTGGATGTCATACCTCGACAGAGATGAAGATGTCCTGCGTTATCAGGGTCTAGCTTTTAGCTGGATAGGCTTTGACGAACTGACCCAGTGGCAATCGCCATATGCATGGAATTACATGCGAAGTCGTCTACGGTCCACTGCCCCTGATTTGCCTATCTTTATGAGGGCAACTACAAACCCCGGTGGAAGAGGTCATCATTGGGTAAAGAAAATGTTTATTGACCCAAGTGCATATGGAAAATCTTTTGATGCCACAGATATTGAAACTGGTGAAATTCTCAAATATCCAGCAGGGCATAGCAAAGCTGGTAAATCATTATTTAAACGTAGGTTCATTCCTGCTAGATTATCTGACAACCCGTATCTCGCTGAAGCAGGTGACTACGAAGCTATGCTCCTGTCGCTCCCAGAGCAACAGCGAAGACAACTCCTTCAGGGTGATTGGGATATTAAAGAAGGTGCTGCGTTCACAGAGTTTGACCGTGATATTCATGTTGTTGAACCTTTTAATATTCCTAGCAATTGGGTTAAGTTTAGAGCATGTGATTACGGCTATGGTTCTTACAGTGGTGTTATATGGTGCGCTGTCGCACCGTCTGAGCAAATCATTGTGTACAGGGAATTGTATGTGTCAAAAGTCCTAGCTACCGACTTAGCTGACATGATACTAGAGTTGGAAGCTAGTGATGGAAATATTAAGTACGGTGTTCTTGATAGTTCTCTCTGGCATAAACGTGGCGATACTGGACCCTCTCTTGCAGAGCAAATGATAAGTAGAGGTTGTAGATGGAGACCTTCAGACCGTAGCCGGGGCAGCCGTGTAGCTGGTAAAAATGAAATACATAGACGTTTACAGGTAGATGAATTTACGGAAGAGCCTAGACTTGTTTTCTTTAATAGTTGCACAAACATTATCTCCCAACTGCCGTCCATCCCGCTGGATAAAAAGAATCCAGAAGATGTGGATACAAAAGCAGAAGACCACTTGTACGATGCGTTAAGATATGGTATAATGTCACGTCCAAGATTTAGTATATTTGATTATGACCCAGTAGGTAGACCCGGTGGCGGTATGCGAGTTGCAGATGCTACTTTTGGATATTAAGGAATAAAATATGGCTGAAGATGACATCATGATTGAAGATGATGCTATTGCATTAGAAGATACAGAAGACTCTGCTTCTTTTGATGCTGACGTATCTAATATCATACCGTTTATTATCGAACGTTTTAAACGAGCCGAAGATTATCGCTATCAAGATGAGGAAAGATGGCTACAGTCTTATAGAAACTATCGGGGTTTATATGGCCCGGATGTACAATTTACAGAAACGGAAAAGTCACGTGTCTTTATTAAAGTTACCAAAACTAAAACACTTGCTGCTTATGGTCAAATCGTTGATGTTTTATTTGCTAATAATAAGTTTCCTCTTTCTATTGAGCCTACAGAGTTACCTGAAGGAGTAGTTGCTGATGTACACTTTGACCCAAAAGAACCGGAACAGATGCAAGCGTCTACTGCGCTTACAAGTCCGTATGGTTTTAGTGGAGATGGAAAGGATTTGCCACCGGGTGCAACAGCTAAAACGCTGTCTGAAAAACTCGGAGTCCTCCAAAACAAATTAGAACCAGTTCAGGATAAATTAAGAGAGGGTCCGGGTAAAACACCTACCGCTATCGAATTTAGTCCTGCAATGATTTCTGCTAAAAAAATGCAGAAAAAAATACACGACCAACTTGAAGAGTCAGGTGCAAATAAAAATCTGCGTAGCAGTGCATTTGAAATGGCATTGTTTGGCACAGGTATTATGAAAGGTCCGTTTGCAAAAGACAAAGAGTATCCTAATTGGGATGCGGATGGCAACTATGACCCAATGTTTAAAACTGTACCGCAGGTAGACCATGTGTCAGTTTGGAATTTTTATCCAGACCCTGATGCAAATAATATGGATGAGGCGCAGTTTGTAATTGAACGTCACAAAATGTCTCGTTCACAAATGCGTATGTTAAAAAAACGCCCATACTTTCGTGACCAAGTTATTGATGAATGTATCGAAATGGGTGAAAACTATGATAAAAAATATTGGGAAGATGACCTTTCTGACTATGCACCAGAGCATGGTATTGACCGTTTTGAAGTTCTTGAGTATTGGGGTATGGTCGATACTGTTATGCTTGAAGAGCAGAATGTTGAAATACCAGATGAATTAAAAGACTTTGATGAATTACAAGCAAACATTTGGATTTGTAATAATAAACTTATCCGTATGGTGCTTAATCCATTTAAACCTGCTAAGATACCATATGCTGCTGCTCCATATGAATTAAATCCTTATTCTTTTTTTGGCGTGGGTATAGCAGAAAATATGGATGATACGCAAACACTAATGAATGGTTTTATGCGTATGGCTGTGGACAACGCAGTATTATCAGGCAATATGCTTGTTGAAGTGGATGAAACAAACTTAGTACCCGGTCAAGACCTATCATTGTATCCGGGCAAGGTATTTCGTAGACAAGGTGGCGCACCGGGCCAAGCAATATTTGGTACAAAGTTTCCAAATGTATCATCAGAAAATATGATGCTATTTGACAAAGCACGTCAGCTTGCAGATGAATCAACAGGTATGCCTAGCTTTGCGCATGGACAAACAGGTGTATCTGGTGTAGGCCGCACAGCATCAGGTATTTCAATGCTGATGAATGCTGCGAGTGGTAGCATTAAGACTGTTATTAAAAACGTGGATGATTACTTATTGCGTCCATTAGGCGAAGGTTTCTTCCGTTTTAATATGCAGTTTGATTTTGACCCAGAAATAAAAGGTGACTTAGAAGTAAAGGCACGTGGCACAGAAAGTCTAATGGCAAACGAAGTTCGCAGCCAAAGACTAATGCAGTTCCTACAAATTGCAAGTAACCCAGCACTTGCACCCTTTGCAAAGTTTCAGTATGTTATTAGTGAAATTGCAAAGTCAATGGACCTTGACCCCGATAAAGTAACCAATAATATGAGTGAAGCTGCACTGCAAGCAGAAATAATGAAACAGTTTCAAGCACCGTTACCACAAGAACAAGGGGGCATGACACCACCACCGGGTGCTGATGCAATGGACCCAACAGGTGCAGGTGGTGGAAATATAGGTACTGGTCAAGCATCAGTTCCGGGTGAACAAGGATTTAGTGGAAATGGACAAGCAGCAGGTACTCAGCCGCCTCAAGCCGCTGGTGGGCAACAACCGCCAGTGGGAAGCATTCAGTAGTTATCTTGATTTAGCTATTGAGCAGCACCAAAAGGTGTTAGAACAATCAGACGATACAATTATGATGCACCGTCAACAAGGTGCTATCACAGCTTTACGTAAACTTAAATATCTGCGAGATGAAGTAAATGGCTAACTTAAGTTTTAAAAAAAATGGCTATGGAGGTTATTATATAATTACTCCAGATGGTGATAGAGTAGACATTGATAAATCTGTTGACCGAAAAGGAGAGTGGACCGGTGGCGGTTCATATTATGAAAAATTATCGCAAGCAAAGGCTGATATTCTACAAAGAATAAAAAGTGGTGAAGGTTTTAATGTTGGTGGTATGGCATTGAAAAAACAAATGGAATTGTTTGAACCTGTAGAGGGTGCATTTAACGAAGGTGGCCTTATGGATGAAGGTGGCACAGTTGACCCAGAATCAGGTAATGATGTACCAGTAGGCTCTACACAAGAAGAAGTGCGTGATGACATTCCTGCCCAGCTAAGTGAGGGTGAGTTTGTTTTACCTGCTGATGTAGTTCGTTATCATGGCCTAGAAAAAATTATGGCACTCAGAGATGAAGCTAAAGCTGGTCTTGCTCGTATGGAAGCTATGGGGCAAATGGGTAACTCAGAAGAAGCTACTATACCAGATGGTATTCCATTTGATATAAATGACCTTGACATGGTAGACGATGGTATGGTAGAATTTCAAACAGGTGGTTTTGTACAGCAACCAACTAGCTTTATTCAACAGCCAACATTTGCAGGTATTCAAGGTTATCAACCTTCTCAGTTTACTACAACTACAGGCATTCAAGGTGTTCAACCTGCCCAGTTTAATGCAGTTCCCACAGGATATATTCCTTACACAACACCAACAATAGGTCAACCAGTAGCACAAACTTATACACCACCGCAACAACAGGCTGTTCCAATGTTAGGTGAACAAACACCCGGTTCGTTTACAGATTTCATGGGCGGTATTGCTGAACCATCTCCCGGTGGATATGATGAGTTAAAAACATATGTTAATGATGCTGGGCAAGAAATGCAAATACCATTTAAAGATGGTAATCCCATTTATCCAATTCCAGACGGTTTTAAACTAAAGGGTGAAGCGGTAGATACTGCAAAAACTACCACTACTCAAACAACTGCTTCTGCATCTCAACAAGATAGTAGCGATGAACCATCAGACCCATTTCAGGGTAGACAAACAGTTCGTTTAGGTGGCACAGTTGTAACTAAAGATATGGTTGACCCATTAACAGGAGTTTTAAGAGAAGGTCTTAACACATATAGAGCAGGAACTGTAAAAGGTTCTCAAGAATATGTTCTTGGCACTGCTTCAAGTAAAACAAGACCAACAGGCGGTTCAGGTTCAATAATAACAGATATGATAGCAGGTGCAAAAGATACAGTAAAAGGTATATTAAGCCCAGACCAAATAACTCTTACAAATAAAGGAACGGGTGTAACTGTCGCTATGACTAAAGATTTGTATCAAGAAATTATTGCAGATAAATTTGGTGCTGATAGAGAAAAAATGCTTTCAGACATATTTACAGTGCAAGCAGGTTTAGATGCTAAAAAAGATTATAATAAAGATGTAGATAATAGAATGGCTGAAAATTTAGCTAAAAAATTTGGAATAGAATACAAAGGTCAAAGTGTGGCACAGTTAACTGCTGTAGATATTCCTGCTGCTACAAATAAAGCTGTAGAAAAAGAAGAGTTAGAAGCTGCTCAAAAGGCTGCTGAAAAGGCAGAAAACATACAGAAAGCTAGGGATAGTGTTGCAAAAAGACAAGCTGAATTAGAGGCAGCTAGAAAAAGAGCAGAAAAGGCAAAAACAGCAGCAGAAGCACAACGAGCAGCAGAGGAACAAGCAGCTGCAGAAAGAGCAGCAGTAGAAGCAGTACAAAATGCTTATTTTGCACAAATAGGAAGTGATGAATCTGGAGACCAATATACAGCAGAAAGTTATGCGGAAGAAGTAGGTACAATAGGTCCAGATGACTTTACAACAAGCACTGGATATGGCATTGGTGCAAAAGGTGGTTTGTTTACAAAAGATAAAGTATCTTTGCATAAACAGATGAAGCAAAGTGGATTAGCTTCTAAAAAATAATTCACATATCAATGGCTACCTAACCCCCCAACACTGGCTACGGTTAGCCCCATAAGGAGAAAAGAAATGGCTGAAGCAGCTATTATAGCAGAAGAGATGCAACCAGAAAAGAAAGTTGCATTTGCAAATCGTAAATATACAAACGAAGAAAAACGTAAACGTGAAGAAGAAGAACTAGAGCAGCTTATAAAAGAAAATACAGGTGAAACAGAAGAACCTGTAGAACAAGAAGCTGAACCTACAAATGCAGAAGAGAAAACATTTAAAAAGCGTTACTCTGATTTACGTAGGCATCAGCAAAAACAAGCTGAAGAGTTAAAGAAAGAGATTGATGATTTAAAGCGTCAGCTTTCTGTTGCAGCACAAAAGGAAATGAAGCTGCCTAAGTCAGATGAAGACATCGAAGAGTGGGCATCAGAATATCCTGATGTAGCAAAGATTGTAGAAACAATTGCTATGAAAAAAGCAGCAGAGCAATCAAAACTGCTTGAAGACAGAGTAAAAGCAATTGACGAAATGCAACAGTCAGCTACAAAAGAAAAAGCTGAAGCTGAGTTAATGAGATTACATCCTGACTTTGGAGATATTCGTGATAGTGATGATTTTCACGATTGGGCTGATGAGCAGCCTAAATGGGTACAGGATGCGTTGTATGAAAATGATAATGATGCACGGTCAGCAGCACGGGCTATTGACCTGTATAAAGCAGATAAAGGAATAAAAAGTGAGAAGAAGTCTAAGAAAGATAAAGGTGCTGCTGAAGCGGTGTCAACTAAAGGCAATAGAAGCGCACCTCAAGCAGACGAATCTTCCACTTATCTAACAGAGTCTCAAGTTCAGGCAATGTCAGCCGTTGAGTACGAGAAACGCTCTGATGAAATCATGGAAGCTATTAGAGTAGGAAAGTTTATCTATGATATTTCTGGTTCTGCCAGATAAAAAAGTGTTGACAAATAGTTATTTTTCAGTATAACTATATGTGACCAAGTGTGGATGTATAGCGCAATATGTCCACACATAATAGCAAACAAACACAGCTTACGGATTACCTGACGAATTTGGCCTGTTGAATAGTAGGGCGGCCACCTTACTAGAATACACACCCAAGTGAATTAGCCTCTGATTAGTCTCGTGAGTTTGCATCTGTAGAAAAATGCTAAAACTTTAGGAGAAGAAACATGGCATTCGCAAAAGCTGCGGGTTATGGTAATCTTCCTAACGGTAATTTTTCGCCTATTATTTACAGCAAACAGGTGCAACTTGCTTTCCGCAAGGCTGCTGTTGCTGAGGCAATCACCAATAATGACTACTTTGGTGAAATTGCTCAAATGGGTGATTCCGTTAAGATTATTAAGGAACCCGAAATAACAGTTAAGGCATATGAGCGTGGTACTACTATCACTCCTCAAGACCTTGACGATGAAGAGTTCAGCCTAACAATTGACAAAGCTAACTACTTTGCATTTAAGGTTGATGATATTGAAGAGGCGCACAGCCACGTTAACTTCCAATCTTTGGCAAGTGACCGTGCTGCATATCGCCTTGCTGACCAGTATGACCAAGATGTTCTTGGCTATTTGTCAGGCTTTAAACAGTCAGCTATTCATGGAAAAGCTAATACTGTTAACACAACTGTTAACGGTGCTAAAGCTGTTTCAACAGCCTCTGATGGTGCAAACCTCGTAGGTGCTGAATTGCTTGCGTCTATGTCTTTGGACGCATCTGACTTTACTAATGCATCAGGTTCTGCAGGTTCTGCAAACAACTGTATTGGTATCGAGCCACGTGCAGGTGGCGCAACGGCTGCTAAGTCTAGCACTGCTGGTAACGCATTTCCGCTGCAAATCATTGCACGTATGTCACGTCTGATGGACCAACAGAATGTTGATACCCAAGGACGCTGGCTAGTTCTTGACCCGGTTTTCATTGAAGTATTGAAGGATGAAGATTCACGTCTTCTGAATTCTGACTTTGGTGGTTCTGGTCTTCAGAATGGTCTTGTTGTAAATAACCTTCACGGTTTCCAAGTTTACACATCTAACAACTTGCCTTCGCTGGGTACTGGCCCTGCAACTACAGGCGGTGTTAATGCGTCAAACATGGGCATTATCGTGGCTGGTCATTCATCTGCTGTCGCAACTGCAGAGCAGATTAATAAGACTGAAACTTACCGTGACCCTGACAGCTTTGCTGACATTGTTCGTGGTATGCATTTGTATGGCAGAAAGATTCTTCGTCCTGAAGCAATCGTAACTGCTGCTTACTGCTTGGCATAAGGGAGGGTTAAAATGG